TCATGGCCCTGTAATCCCCTACCAGCCTGCGGCCCATAGTGTTGCCAAGCACATACGAAAATGTTGAGCTGGTAATGTCCATCATTGCCCTCATGTCCGGAGCCAGGTTTTTGCGGTTGAACCTGCCTGTAACTTCCTTGTCGCCGGTAAAAAAGACATACATATCACGCAGGCCGCGAAATCCAGGCACATCGTCATAACCGGACTGAATATCCTGTACGCTGCGCATGTCCTCAAAGAAGGGCACATTGTCCAGCCGCCTCAGTCTGGCGCATTCCACCGCGTCATCCTTTGTCAGCCCGAATGTTTTATCCATTACCATCTGAGCGCGTTCGATTGTGCCGATTCCCACATGCAGATCATCACCGCGCACAGGGTCGCCGGGCGTATTTACCGACATCTTTGCGAGGTAATCTTTTTCATCAGCAATGGCCTTATCTAAATCCTCCTGGGTAAAGACTCTGTTGTTAAACAGAGAGCGCATTCTTTTTTTTGCGTGCTCAGGCAGGTCGCTCCCGTCCAGGGTCTTATCCAGAGCCATGCCGCACCGGAAAAGGTCCAGATCATTCTTGGTTAAAGTGTTGTTCTCATTGCCGCCGTCCGGTTTTTTGTCTTCCGGTTTTGCGGGGGCATCCATTGCCATACGCGCCAGGCTTATCAGCTCCTCATCGGTAACAGAGGCAATCTCTTTACCTGTGAGGAGGTCCGGGCGCTTTTCCTGAATTAAATTGAAAAGCTGTTCTTTGTTCATATCCGTATCCTCCTGTGTTTGGGCTGCTATCGCCCGGTTAAATTTTCCGCCCGCTGCCGGGCGCGTGACTATATCCACCGAATCAGCGGCCAGATATTTAATGGCCCTGATCACGGATTTTCCTTCAACCACATCCTTTTTTGCCCTTGTGGGGCAGTCGTAACTCAGGCCGTATGGTGCACTTGCTCCAGACGACACAGCTTTGAGCATGTTTTTCCCAAGCCATTTGGCATTGTCCAGAAAGTGCAGAACGCCTTTAAGTCCTTCACCTGCCACATACCGAACCGTATCTATCCAGCCGGCCTTGTTTTTTACCAGCAGACTTTTTAAGGGGAAGAGATCATCGGATACATGAGTCGCAACGTTTTTGTCAGGCAGTTCATACAGGTTCACATCCACACCCTCAAATAATCCCGCCGCCTCACGCACCACATCCTCCGGCAGATACCAGCCGTTTTTAGTAAAACCCGGCTCACAGATTGTAACGTCCCATGCAGCCCCTTCAGCGTCCTGTGCCTGGTCAAGCCTGAGCAACGTTTCAAATTCTTCATCGGTCTCCGCCTGTGCGCTTCTTGTTTCAACCCATACACGTTCAACCTCAGAGGACTCATTTCCAAACTGGACAGCGCCGTCCAGAATGGAATACGCCAAACGATAATATTTACCGTCCTTTTCAAAAACAACATACGATCCGTAGACCTCATTCAGCCATGTCTCAGAGTCGTATTTTGCCTGCAATGCATCATGAATCAACCGCCTGATATCATCCAGGCTCACATCCTCTTTTGACCTCTTAATTTTATCCGGCATTCCGTTCCTCCAGTTATGTCATTCTGCGACAAATCTTTTATCATTCCCTTCTCTTCCGTCATTCCCGCGCAGGCGGAAATACATTTTCATTATTTCTTTTTCCCGCCCGTAATCGGTTTCATTTTTTTCCGAATAACTCCGTCAACCCGGATCGGGTCCAGGGGTTTAACCTCCATGCCCTCGGCGTATCTCACCTTTGCCCCGCCAACAGTTACAATCACGGCCTCGCCGGTAGCATTGTCTATCCGTGTCTTGAGCACATGCTTTTTATCAATCCCGTATGACTTAAGCCCCGCTTCAATCAAATCATTGTTCTTTTTTTCTTCTGTGTTCTTTTTTTCATCAGCCATCTTAAAGCCTCCTTGTTTTTTATTGTTTACGTTGGGGCAGACCCTGTGTCTGCCCATGTGTTTTTATCCTGAGCCCTTCGCCTTAACTTATTTCATCCCACCTGGGATGATAAGGTAAGCTAGTGCAACCACAGTTGATTGTGTTCTGCGGACTACCTGCAGGATCTCTCGGGTGCATCAGTGCCTCGCCCCCTACCATAAACGGCTGATCAACCGGTATCGGCCCAGGGTCTCCTCCGGGAGCATACCTGCTTGCCGCCGAAAGGTGGTCCAGTCTGGGTGTTTTTGCCACATGCCCATAGTGCCAAATCTTCATCAATCCTGGGACGACCTTTGCCGCCGCAATCTTTCTTTCGCTGCTTGCCTTCTCAAGGGCGCGCCCGGCCTCGTTTTTAACTATGGTTTCAGCACGTTTTAAAACGCTGTTAAACACCCCTTTATCTTTTAAATTTCTGCCCACGGCCTTCATAACTTCATACGGCGATTTCCCGCCCATAAGCCCCATTGATATCTCACTGTTAATCTTTTCAATCGCACTGCGCGTCAAACCCTGTACTTTATCCAGCCCGAATTCCCTGTAAGCAGTAAGCGCCGAAACATCTATTTCCGGCATTGCAACCATAATGTTTATGCTTCGGAGAGGAACATCAACCAGGTCAATCCCAAAATTCCAGGACGCCTGCTGCAGGTCGCCCAACTCAACGCCAAACTGCCTCCCAAACTCCGCCAGAGCCCTTTCCGTCGCTGCCTTAAACTGCGGCAAATGATAAAGCTGCCATTCCGTGGACGCCACAGCAGCCGCTACTGTTTTACGCGCATTTGCCAGGTCCTTAATCACCTTTTTGGCAGTAACATTCCCGGCCTTTCCAGCGGCCTTCAAAATCTCATCAATTTTTTTTTCAACAGCCTTTTGTTTATCCATTCGATATTTCCCGTAGGGGCGGGCCTTGTGTCCGCCCGTTAATCCATGTAATCTTCTGTGCCTTCCTCATCACCCTGCGCCTTGCGCCCTGAGCCCTTAGCCTTTTTCAATTCCTCCTCCACATCAATCTCCATACCCATTTGCCCTGCAACCATCGCAAAAAGCCCAGCCGCAGTCTCATGTGTAATCCAGCCATTATCTTCTGCCAGAATCAATGCCGTTGACATCTGCGGCACAGCGTTAACCAGTTTTGTAAAATCTTTTTTGGATATCTCCGGGAACGCAACATCAAACCCAGCCTGTGCCTTTTTATCGCTTATTCGGCCATGTATAACGGCCTGATCAAGCTGAAATTGGCAGAGCTGCTTTGCAATGTGTTTGCACAGCCTCTGTCTCTCATCCAGGTCTTTAATAGGCACCTGGCCGAACTGATCCGCCTCTGTCTGATAAGCCTTGCCTCCCCCGCCGAACCAGCTTTCCGGCCTGCGGGCAGCGCCCATTATAAAACTTTTAGCCATGTCAAAACCTGTGTTTGCGTCCATCCCTTTTAGGTCCGGGGTAACAGCGTCCCATGTCGCGTTTTCGTTGTGGGCGCGAATGCTCCCAGGTTCCGGGGCAGGATTATTCCTAATCCATTCCCTTATCTGGTCCTCGTTATATCCATTGAGCGTCACATCCCACACGAAATTGAGCATAAATTCCGCTCTCTCCAAATAATTGAAACCATATCTCTCGAGAGCGTCGATCCAGTCGAACAGCGTCAAAAAATCACTGCGGCCCCTGGGTGAATTGGGCGGATGGTTTATCGAGAAAAAAAAGCAGTCGCCCACAAGTTTTCCATATGTCCGGGAATATCCGCTCTTATCCTGTCTTATAACCGCCATCTGCCTGCCGGACCGTCCGCCCAAACCCAACAGATCCACGCGCACGGCCTGCCGCACGTTCATACTGTTTACAAAAACCTCTTTGATCAAAACCGGATCTGAGTATCCCAGGGTTACATGCCCGTTATTTTTGTCGACATTTGCAATCGGCCAGCATTGCTCGCCTAAAAGGCTCAGCCACATCATAAGATCGGGGAATTCCAGATGCAGATTATTGTCCGGGTCTTCCCAGAACCGCGTTAAAATCTCAGCAATGTCATCATCTGTCGAGGTTATGGAAATCGGCTCCGCGAACAAAAACGCCTTATCCATCGCGGCCATGCCCTTAACCATAGCGCTTGAGTCAAACATGTAATAAGCAATCTCAAACATCCGGTCCTGGCCTATGTGTGAGAGATCCCTAAGCTGCTGACTGCCGCTTCCCGAAATGCGCCTGTATCCCTCATTATTCGGGTCATAGTTTGCGGTGATAGGCAAAGACATTTTTGCCAAACGAATCTCATCTTTAACCACTTCACGAACTGCATCCGCCGAATACATATCCGGAGAGAGCATCTTTGCAATCTGCCGTCTAAGCGACATGACTTTCCTCCTCTGACCTCTGACCACTGACCCCTGACCCCTGTTTTCTGAATCTCCCAAACACCCCGCCCATACCTGCAAACATCCCCGGCCTCTTACCGGTAACACTCTCCCGTTTTTCCGGCTCCGAACCCGCACAAGCCCCCATAACATTACTCCCCGCCGCATGAGTAGCCAAAGCATCAGCCCAAAACTCATCAGCATGGCCTGTGTCGTCTCTATCCGCGTCAAACCTGGGGTTTCCGGCTGCTGTCATAATCTTTTTAACCGCGTG